ATCAGCAGCAGGCGCACGTGCAGCAAACTTTAGTTCTGCTCCAAGCACATCAAGCTATGTATCAACAATGGGTGGTGCGAATGATGAATTCCACATCGTCGTTACAGATGCTGGTGGTCTGATCACCGGTGTCAAAAATACTGTTCTTGAGACATACCCATTCGTATCAAAAGCTATCGATGCAACAGATGGAAACAACAATAGCACATACTATAAAAATGTGATATTCAATAATTCCAAGTACATCTATGCAATGGACCATTTGGATTATGCAAATACCAATGCGACATGGGGTAAAACTGGTCAAACAACTTTTGCCAGAATCTCTACTGCAACTTATCCTCAAGGCAATACTTCGCATAGACTTGCGAGTGGAACAGATGCAACAATAACCGATGCAAACTTGCAAACTGGATATGATCTGTTCAAGAATAAAGATACTGTAGACGTTTCTCTATTCTTAACTGCTGATGCTAGTGTGACCGTTCAACAATATGTTATTGACAATATTGTTACTTCTGCGGGAAGTTTGACTGGTCGTTCTGGTGATGCTATTGCATTCATTTCACCACGTTATGCTGATGTTGTTAATCAAGCTGGTAGCGAAACTACAAATATTCAATCGTGGTTGACAAGTCTTGCTCGTTCAAGTTCATATGTTGTTGCCGACAGCGGTTGGAAATACATGTATGACAAATACAATAACGTATATCGTTACATTCCTCTGAATGGTGACATTGCCGGATTGTGTGTATACACAGATGCGATTCGTGATCCATGGTATTCACCAGCTGGATTCAATCGTGGTGCAATCAAGAATGCTGTAAGATTAGCTTGGAATCCAAACCAAACTGAACGTGATATCATTTATCCATTGGGTGTTAACCCTGTTGTTACCTTCCCTGGTAATGGTATTGTTCTGTATGGAGACAAGACTCTGCAAGCAAAACCTTCTGCATTCGATAGAATCAATGTACGTAGACTGTTTATCGTTCTAGAAAAAGCGATCAGTATCGCAGCTAAATATTCATTGTTCGAATTCAATGACCAATTTACTCGCGCACAATTCGTATCCCTAGTTGCTCCATTCTTGCGTGATGTGCAAGGTCGTAGAGGAATTTATGACTTCCGTGTTATTTGCGATACTACAAATAATACGCCTCAAGTTATTGATTCTAATCAGTTTGTTGGTGATATCTATATTAAGCCAGCAAGAAGCATCAATTTCATAAAGCTGAATTTCATCGCCGTTGGTACTGGTGTAGCGTTCTCAGAAGTTACTGGTGCTTAATATATACAAAGAACAATAATAGGAGACAACAATGGCTTTCAACGTAGCAGAATTCAGAGCAAATATGGTTGGAGACGGTGCCCGTCCCAACCTGTTTGGTGTAACCCTAACATTTCCTCTATTCGTCGCAGCAGGAGCAGCAGCTGGATCAAAAGTATCTTTCATGGCAAAATCTGCACAATTGCCTGGTGCATCGATTGGTCAAGTTCCTGTATATTATTTTGGTCGTGAAATTAAGCTTGCAGGAAATCGTTCATTCGCAGACTGGACACTAAATATCATTAATGATGAGGACTTTGTTATTAGAAATGCATTGGAAGTTTGGTCGAATGCAATCAATTCTCATGCTGGTAATTTGAGAAACACTTCAGCAAAAACACCAACATCGTATACTGTTGATGCTGTAGTTACTCAATATGGTAAAGCAGGAGATACTTTGAAGTCTTATGATTTCATAGGTTTGTTCCCTGTTGACATTGCTCCAATCGATTTGGATTGGGGTTCAAATGATACCATCGAAGAATACTCTGTAACATTCGCGTATCAATGGTGGGAAGCAAATACTACAACTTAATGTGGTATTTTTTCGTTATGATTAAAGGAGAACAATTTTGGCATTAAGCCTTTTTGGTTTCACAATATCGCGGGAGAAGGAAGAGAAGGATGCGTCCACTCAACCTTCTTTCGCAACACCCAATAATGATGATGGTGCTCTCACCATTACATCAGCAGCATACTATGGTACGTATGTTGACTTGGATGGTACTGCAAAAAATGAAGTAGAATTGATTTCTCGCTACAGAGAAATGTCGATGCAGCCTGAGATAGAATCTGCCATCGATGATATCGTCAATGAAGCAATCGTGCAAGATGATGACGGTAAAAATCTGAAGCTTGTCATGGATAATCTGAAGCAACCAGACAAGATCAAAAAATCAATTCAGGAAGAATTCAACAACGTTCTGAGACTATTGAATTACAACAATATGGCTCAGGACATATTCAGACGATACTATATCGATGGTAGACTTTTCTATCATGTGATTATAGATCGTGAGAATCCTACTCAAGGTATCAAAGAACTTCGATACATCGATCCTAGAAAAATACGCAAGATACGCGAAATCAAAAAGCAAAAAGATGAGCGTACTGGTGTCGATATGATGAATGTTGTAAACGAATATTACATTTACAACGAAAAGGCAGTCTCGGGATCGCAATCAAATTATGGTCCAGTTGGTGTCAGAATTACTAAAGATTCGATCATCAATATCAATTCTGGGCTGATGGACTCTCGTAGAGCAGTTGTTCTATCATATCTGCATAAAGCTATAAAACCTTTGAACCAGCTACGCATGATCGAAGATGCTACAGTCATCTATCGTATCTCACGCGCACCTGAACGCAGAGTATTCTATATCGACGTAGGTAATTTACCTAAGCTTAAAGCGGAACAGTATTTACGCGATATTATGGTAAAATACAAGAACAAACTTGTATATGATGCAAATACAGGCGAAGTCCGTGATGATCGTAAATTCTTGTCGATGATGGAAGATTTCTGGTTGCCGCGTAGAGAAGGTGGTAAAGGTACAGAAATTACTACACTACCAGGTGGTCAAAACTTAGGTGAACTAGAAGATGTCAAATACTTCGAAAAGAAATTGTACAAAGCATTGAATGTTCCAATGTCTCGACTGGAATCATCAGAAGGATTTTCTCTAGGAAGATCATCAGAGATTACCAGAGATGAACTGAAGTTTTCAAAATTTGTTGATAGACTTCGTAACAAATTTGCTGAATTGTTCGATCAGACGTTGCGTGTGCAATGCGTACTTAAAGGTATATGTACAGACGATGAATTCACCGAATTCAAAGAAAACATGTACTATGATTACATCAAGGACAACAATTTCACAGAGTTGAAAGAGGCTGAATTGATGCGCGACAGACTTACTCTGTTGCAACAAGTCGATCCTTATACCGGTACATATTTCTCTATGGATTGGATTCGTAGGCATGTTCTTCGTTTGACTGACGATGAAATCGCTGAAATCGATAAAGAAATCGAAGAAGATAAGAAAGATGGTGATCATATTCCTACAGAAGTGAAGAATATGGTACTTCAAACTTCGATGACAACTCAAGCGCAAATGGAAGCACAAGGGCAACAACCTGGTGCACAAAATCAGTCTCAAGGTCAATCATCGAATCAAGATCAAACTAAAGGTGATTTGAATCTCACAGGCGAATCCACTCTACTGAAAAAAGTACGTAGAGTATTATAAATAATTAACGTTTAATTCGAAGAGGTTATCATGAGTGATCCAAGAAAAGTTGTTGACTATGCAATGGATGGTGAGGCGTCTAAAATGCGTGATGAGTTATACTCAACCATCTATGATAAAGTCAATGCACATATTGAATTGAAGAAGCAAGAAATCGCTAGAGGTTTAGTTGGTCAATACGAAGAGCCTGAACAACAGGAATAATGCTGCATCAAAACATTCAAGAATTGATAGGATATGATCGAAGAAGATACCAAACCTGGATTACCTAAGGCATCACAAGACCCACCTGCGGTTTTGATCATGCGTAGGAAATCGATAAGGCAATTTGGTACTGGTCAAAAAGTAGCCATATATTATGTGGATAAATTGGACAAGTATATTACAGTACCATATGGTGGTATGACATGGACGGTAGAGCAATCAGAAC